AATTCATTTTTTTTTAAATTATTTTAACAAGTATAGTGCAAAAATAATATTTTTATTTTATTTTTGTCATATCGTTTAACATTTTTAAAAAATAATCACATGAAAAACACAATTGAAGGATTTGAAGTAGTTTATGATGAAGGCACTTTACTGTTATGCAAGAAAGTTAATAATAAAGATTGTTTCTTGCAAATAGACATTAGCCTTGCTTCAAAGACAATATGGGCAAATTTAGTTGAAGATGATGATGAATATCATGAATTCATCGGAGAAAAACTAAAAAGCAGAATTAAAAAATCATTAGCAGAATCATTAAACAATAAGTAACATGAAAACACATTGGAGAAAATTAAAAGACACTAATTATTTAGGTAGCTGGGATGTAGTTGATAAAGAACTTATCCTGACTATCAAAAACATTGAATCTAAAAACGTTCAATCACCAGATGGTAAAACAGAAGAACTTCCTGTAATGATATTTACAGAAGATTATAAACCTATGATCCTGAATGCAACCAACTTTAAAAACATTGCTAAAGCACATGGTAGTAATTTCATTGAAGATTGGATAGGTAAGAAAGTAAGCATTTATATCACATCAGTAAAAGCATTCGGTTCAGTAGTTGATGCATTAAGGATTAAACCAACAGCACCAAAGATAGAAAAACCAGAACTATTACCAGATAATCCAAAGTTTGAATCAATAAAAGCTAAACTTAAATCTGGTGAAACAACACTGGATACAGTAAAACAATATTTCAACATTTCTGATAACACTTTAAAACTTTTACAATAATGAAAGCACATCTTAGTCCATCACAATTTAGTAAAATTATGACCACATCCAGAGGTGGTAAAGGTTTCGGTCAAACTGCTCTTACTTATGCGGATGAAATTATTCTTGATCTACTTGACATTGAAAAACCAGATATAACAGCTAAAGCACTTGAACATGGTAATGATAATGAGCAATTCGCTAAAGATGCTTATCAGGAATTTACCATGAATACTGTCACGGATGTTTTAGAACCAATAATGCATTCACAATTTAATTTCATTGGTGGTACTCCTGATGGTCTTATTGGACAGAATAAAATCATTGAAATTAAATGTCCATGGAATCCAGTAAACCATCTTAACAACTATCTTAATCATAATACAGTGGTTCATTCTTATCCAGATTCATATCTGTCTGATTACTGGTGGCAGGTACAGGGATATTTATGGATTACTAACAGAGATGAATGTGATTTTGTAACGTATGATCCGAGATTCCCACAACATCTTTGCTTATCAATAACTCATGTGAAACGCAATGATGAAGATATTATAAAGCTATCAGACAGATGTGAGCAGTTTTGGTATGAGATAGTCCAACAGAAACTGATTAACTTTGTATAAAAAAAATAGCCTTGAACGTAAAAAATTCAAGGCTTTTTTCAATGTTTTATGGCAGACATCAAAAATCAATCAAATTTATAACATTCCAATGAATTATAAAATTTTTCATTATATTCTTTTCCTTTCAGATTAAAATGAACATCAATTTTCTTACCTACAGATAGATGTTTTAGCATGTCAGTTTTGTCTCCTAACAGGTCAAATTTTATCTTTTGCGGATACTTTTCATCCGTTTCAATAACAAAATCTGCTGTCTTAAATCTCTTTTCTCCACGTTCAATAATGATTCCAATCTGGATAACTTTGCCTGCAATTTTCAACATAATTTTTAATTTTTAGATGTTAAATAATGCTCAAATATAATACTAATTTCGATAAAAAAAATAAAACATTTTGTTTCATATCGGTTCTTGTCTTTACATTTGATATTATTACAATAAATACACTAACAATAATTATAAAAAACATTAAATGTATCAACACTAAACTTTATTTATAAAAATAGTTTTTATACACGAAAAGTTTTTTCGACTTTTTAGTTAAATTTTAGTTAACAATTAAAAAAAAATCTTTCTGTATTGTGCATCACTACTATACTTTCAGACGATTTTTCATTATTATAAAAAAAAAAATAAGGGTTACAGAGAATATGTGAGACTCTGTGTGAAAAAGTCTGACACAATAACATTCTCTATATATATATAATTATTTTTATAATAATGAAAAAATTAATAGGATATAGTGCCACACTACCTTTCAGAAAGATTTTTTTTTAATTAGACATTAAATGCGACAAATACGACGTTTGGGCTTGTTTTTGACTGATATTTTTTTGAAATTTAAACTTTGTAGAAAAAAACCGTCTAAATCGAACAAAAACAGCTTAAATTTTAATTTTATTTGCAAAGTGGTGTATATATATGACCGATGCAAAAAAAGTGTCTTAAAATAGCCTTTAAATAACTTTAAAACAATTTGTTTCAATTATGATAATTTTAAGTCAAGAAAATACAGATGTTTGGGTAAAAATTGATAAAAAACTTAAACCTATCCTGGAAAAATACAAATGGAAAATTAACTCTCTCGGTTACCCAGTAGCATGGATAGAAAATAGACAAATTACCATGTCAAAATTCATAATTGAACTTGAAGAAATTCAGGTACCAGATGGTCATGTTATCAGCTATGAAAATTCAAACAGACTGGATAACAGAATCAAAAATTTGAAAATTATCCGAAGAAATATCTATAAAAGAAAATAAAAATATTATTTTTGTATCAATCGGATGTTTTCATAAAATTTAAAGGTTTTAACCCTGTAGCAATGCAGGGTGTTTTTAAAAATTACAAATGGGTAGATCTAAGAAATTTGCAAACGTAGAAGAATTACAAGGATTGATTGAAGAATATTTTGACTGGTGCGATGCAAGAATGGAAACTGTTCTAAGCAAAGAGGGTGAATTGGTCACTAAACCATCTCCAAGACCTTACACAGTTGAGGGTTTAGCAGTTTGGTTAGACATGGATAGACATACTTTGCATGATTATGAAAAACTACCAACACATGCTATTTTTCACCACACAATAAAAAAAGCTAAGGCCAGAGTGCTTCAAAATCTGCAGGAAAGAGCATTGGATGGAAAGAATAATGCAGCCGTTACCATCTTCAATCTGAAGAATAATTTTCAGTTCAGAGAGAAAGATTATGACGATCACGGCAACAATGATATCAATGTTAAAATCAATTATACTGAATAAGGGCATTTTTTAGTTTTATGTGTTAATAGTGGGCAGCATTGAAAAGTGCTGCTTTTTTTTCAGATGGCAAGAAACGTAGAAATAAATTTATTCAGACCACATGCAGGTCAAAAACGCATTCAGGAACAGCGCAGAAGATTTAACTGCATTGTCTGTGCAAGAAGATTTGGCAAAACTGAATTGATAACATCAGTTGCGAATGCTTTAATATTCCCTGCAGTCTTTGAGGGTAAGTATGTAGGTATATTTGTTGATGATTTTAAAGATTTTGCATTGTCATGGCAGCGTATAATTGACACTTATAAACTGGGTTCAGACAATGGTTTAATCAGTCACAAAGATGAGACTGCAAAGATTATTAAATTTGTTACAGGTGGTATTTTAGAAGTCTGGTCCATTGGCGATGAGGGTAGAAAAGAAAAGGGTAGAGGTAGAAAATATCACAGGGTAATTTATGAAGAAACGCAAAAGATTCCATCACATATTTTGGAATATCACTGGAAAACAGTAGCCAGACCGACACTAACCGACTACAAAGGTGAAGCATTTTTTATTGGTACTGCAGCAGGTAAGGATAATTACTGGTATCAGCTTTGTCAGAATGGAGCAAGAAACGGTTCATGTGAATTTAATTACTACAAAGAACTTGATCTTCCACAATCTGATAACACATCTGAAAACTGGATGACATTCAGAATGGTTACAACGGATAATCCAAAGATAGATCCATTTGAGGTTAAAGATGCATCCAGAGACCTGGATAGCTTAACTTTTGAACAGGAATACATGTCTGTTTTTGTTGACTATTCTGGTGAAGCATGGGTATATGTATTGAAAGATAAAGATTTACAGAATAAGGTTTTTGTCCGTTCAAAACCTATCAATTGGAATACAGAACAGTTGTACATCAGCTTTGACTTTAATAAGATTCCAATGACTGCTGCTGTGATGAAAAAAGTTACACTATCACAGCCAGATGTGGCAATGACAAAATACAAATACGGTGTTCATATAGTCAAAGAGTTTAAACTTGGTTCAGAAGATCGTGGTGAAGCATCAATTTATGACACATGTTTTGCCATCCGTGAATGGGTATATCAGGAGACAGGTAAAAAGATTGGTATCTGGGGTGAACAACGTTATCCATGTTCAGTTCCATTTGTAATAACAGGTGATGCATCTGGTAACAGGTCTGATGGTAGACAAAAGGTTCCTGTCACATATTATGAAATTATCCAGGATGAACTGCAGATTTCAAAGGATAAATTCTACATACCTAAAGCTAATCCATTCCATGCTGAAAGTTATGTACAGGTAAATACTTTGATAAGTAAATGTCCAGAATTTAAAATATATGAAGATAAATGTCCAAATTTGCGGATGGATGTGTTAAGGATTAAATCGAATAACAGTAGACAGATTATAAAAGGCAAAGGAGAGGAAAGGCAGGCTGACTTATTAGATAATTTACGTTATTTAATAAACAGTTTTTGCCATGATATAAAAATTTCTTAATAACTTTGATTATGAAATGGTTTAAAAAGGAAACAAGAGCAGAACGTAACGAGAAAAACTTTAAAAAATGGCTAAACAGTTACATACCAAAAGCGACAAACCAACGCATAGAACTTGTGAGAATTTTTACGGATCGCAACGACAACAACTGGTATATTCTGAAGAATGCAGGTCAGCTGACAAAGGAGAGGTCTCAAAGGATAGAAGAAAGCATGTTGGCAATCGAATACGGAGTGAGCAAACAAGAAATCATGGATAAGATGAATGATGTCTTGACAAACGTTAAAGATT